ACTTCAATCGGTTTAAAAGTATTCTTTTTATTTACTGCGTCTGTCCACATTTTATAAAACATATTCATACCATGAGGTGTAGATACGATCATCACTTTAGAAGACTTACCAGATGAGATTGTAGGATATACTGAACTAAAAAATTCTTCGGCAATGTTATTGGGTACATAGGCAAACTCATCTAGGAATATAATGTTAAAGGTACTTCCCCGAACAGCACTAGAAGATGTACTCGCCGCTACGATTCTACTTCCGTTTTCTAATTCTAGGGAACCTTTGTTCCAGTTAAGAACGCCTTGTTGCATCCATTTCGGCAAGTACTCGTAAGCAAGTTGCAATCGCCCTAATAAATCTCTTGCCGTAGAAGATTTGTTGGCGAGTATTGCAACATTAACATTATCATTAAATAAAACATAATGTAAGAGGTAGGAGACAATGATAGTTGACTTTCCACTTTGTCTAGGTAATTTACATATTGTAAACCTATTGTCGTGAAAAGTATCTACCATCTTCCGCTGAAAGTCATACATCTCAAAAGGTACAAGACCTTTATCAATTGTGACAATTTTTAAATAATTTTCTATAAAATATTTTGGCTCTTCAAGACACTTCATCACTTCATCTACTTGTTTCTTTGTAAATCGTGATTTTGTGTGTGCCTTTTTTAAATTAGGATTACCTAAGTATTGGTCTAAAGTTGCCATTATTTTTTATCTTTGTTTTTCTTTATCATCTTTTGTAGTTCGGTTGTCGATCCTACAAATAAAGCATTAGTGACATTTTTTGGTGTGTCACCTTTTATATCTTTAATTTTTTTAAGTTTATCTTGTAAGTCTAATAGATTTTGTGCAATCTCACTTTGACTTTTAATTAACTGACCTGCCACTTCATATGCTCTAGGGTGTTCACCTTCTTTTGCCAATGCAAGTATTCCGTCTATTGCTTCATTACCTTTTTCTAATAACTTGTAAAGTTCTCCTCTACCAGTATCAAAGTCTGTATCAACATCATCATTTTGTGGTGCAACAGGTTTAGGTGATTCTTTTGCAATTTCTAAAGGATTCTTTTCTTCCTTTTTATCTAGCACTTCTTCTGCTATGTTTAGTACTTCATTTAACTTGTCATCAATATTACTCATTTTAAAGCCTTTTGTTATTATGTATCGTTACCAGTTTCTTCGTCATAGTTTTTACCATCATCAAAAAAATCTATTGTTTCAGTATATGTGTATGTATCGTCTTTATCAGCACTTGTAGGATTAGGTTGTACTGTCACTCTTTCACTACGAGATGGATTTTGATCTGCCGTATCGGCATATAAATCTGCTGATGATTTTCTTATGATTGCACTTGAACCAATTGGTCCATATAGATATACTTTTGCAGTAAATTTAAGTGTGTATATAATTCTTCTTCTATCTGTCAATGCACCTGTATAACTATCTTCATAATCAACACTCTCTAATATAAAAGGTATATCTCTTTTTGTGTCCATATAAGTCTTGTCAATAATCATTGTGACTGTATAGTCTGGTTGAAAGTATGGTAGTATTTGTTCTACAATTTGTAAACCATCATCTGAAGTTGCAGTAAAAATATTTAATTCAAAACTTACATCATAAGGCACAGGAGAGTATTGTGTAAATACTTTCTTCTCATCGCCACTAGCATTTTTAGCAACACTATACTTTTGATTTTTATTTAACTTACGAGAGCCATCGTAAGCATAACCAACGACATCAAAGGACATACGAGGTAGAGTAATCGCCACACTTGAATCGTCTCCAGTTAAATTTGAGTTTTGATCTAATCTTGCAATAAACTTTTCTTTAGGTGCATATGATAATGGCACTCTAATAGTCTGTAAAGGATTCCCGCTAGAATCCAATCGTTTGATATTGATATTATTAAATATCGTACCAAATGCAATTACAGTATTTCTAATTGTTTTATGATAGAAATGTTGTCCAAACATTATTGTCCTTTGTCTGCTATCTTGCCAGAATTTATGCCTTTTTTAATTATATAATCTTGTGTGCCGTTTGCACCAGTAGTCACTTCTTTTTTAAGATTTCTAATCATGTTCATTTCTTTTTGTTCTTTCAAACTTTTTTTTTGAAAGTCTGTAAGTTGTCTATGTCTATCTCTTTCCATTAATAATCATCCACTTCCCCGAAAGGATTTCTTTCGCTAAAATCTAATATATCATCTGCCGTAGATGATGTATCAGTACCAGCAGCTGTTTCAAATGCCTTACCTTGATCTACTGGTTGTTGTGTTGCCATTGTAAAGCTTTCATTAACAAGATAATTAATCTCGCCTGTATCACTCTCTAGTGTAATTGCACCAGAGGCTGATGTACCAGTTTCTAAACTAAACTGAAAGTTCATTGTGTCTGTTGATAATGCGTCTTCAACAGCATCGATAGCTGCAATACCTGTGTCAACTCTTTCAGAGCTGTATTCCCATTTAGTACAAGATAATTTGTAAACAGGTAAAGCACTTTGTTGATAAAAAGGTTGTTCGTGTTCAACAAACTGTATCTCAAAGAATGCTTTTGTTGTAGGGAAATAAACTATGTCACCTTCTTGTGGTCTTTCAGCAACTAGATCACTATTATTAGATATCAAAGTTTCCCATCTCAATTTAGATACAGTAAACTTAATATCATCTCTTAATTCTAAACCAAACTTTTTAATTATCTCTTGCTCACCCATGTATCCATCTGTATTGTCAACATACATTTCTATAATGTACGAGTCATCAAAAGATGAAGCAGGGTCCTCACCGAAGATAGTATCTTTATTTGCTATCTTTCTCGGTAGGTAAAAAACATCTTGACCATATATCTTAAGCTGTTCTATAATTAAATCTTCGTATAGTCTTTGCTCAGATGTAGTGCCAGTGCTGAAATAAACATTAGTTGGCATTTAGTTTTTATCCTTGTTGCATATGTGCAGGCTCTTCATAATTTAATCTTATTTCTTCCTCAAGTTTTTGTTGCTCTGCGATTGCCGTAGAAAATAGTTCAGGTCCGTTAAGTGTCACTCCACCTAACATTGCTGTACCATTAAATTTCGACAGGTTTTGTCCCCATTGTCTTTTAATTAGTGCTGTTGTATATCTCTTTAGATAGATATCGTCATACATATCCACATTGTCATCTGGATTTAGTTTTCTAAAAACTTCCATGATTAGATATTCACCTGCTGTGATATCTCTTGACCAATCCATATCAATGAATAATTTATTTGATAGATGATTAAATCTCATTGGTTTTTCACCAACTAGTATGTGATCTAAAAAATCTAAATGACGCATTGTCATTTCATAGTGTACAATACTTGTAGATGAAAAATCATATAGATCATTTAATCTTAATTGATATCTAACATCAAACATATTTAAATTCGCTCTATCAGATAGAGGAAATACATTTACAACAGAAATTACTGAAGCAGGAACAACAAGAAAATTGGCTCCTTGTTTCCATGCTGTTGTCACACTGCCTTGTGTGATTGATTCAGATGAGTCTGTTGTCATTCTAGTGACATCGGCTTCAGTCACTAAATATTTTAAATACATTCTCTCAACACCATCTGTATGATATTGACAAAAATATTGTACTGCCTCATCTATTCTATCATCTACTTGATCGTCATCAACATTTATATCGATAACAGGTTTACCCAATGCTCTTAAGCAGTATTCTTTTAATGTTGATTTTGTATTTGGTACGGCCATAATTTTTCCTTATAATACTATTTAGTTATCCTAAAGCAACTGCTTGTGCGATTGCAAAGGCCTTAGATGCTTTTGTATTTGCAAGTGTTGTATTAGCATCTATTTGTGTTTGTATATTTCCTGTCACACCATCTACATAATTTAGTTCAGTAGCTGTAGCAGTAATTGCTGTGCCACCTATTGATAGAGTAGTCATGTTTACTTCGTTAAGACCTGTTATATCTTTTGAGCTATCAAGAATAACTGCCTTACTAGCAGAAGCTGTTCCTGCTGTGACACCATCTAAAACTGCAATTTCTGTTCCTGCAATTTCAGCGTCACCAATAATTAATGTACCACCAGTTAAATATAACTTACGCCATGGTCTATCAGAAGAACCTAAATCATATACTCCTGATGTTGTAGGTAATAGATCAGCAGATATTTTGTTTGTATCTAAACCACCACCAACAGTAGAAAGTTGTACAGAAGTTAAATTCTTAAAGTTTAAAAACTCTTTAGTTAATTTATCTAGTGAGTCAATTGATTTCAAAGACTTCATCTTATCTTTGTCTAACTCATTGGCAACTTTCATTTCTGAAATATGCTGAAGTACTTTATCAACCATTTCAGGATCGGCTTCTATATCTTTAGCAGAAGCATTCATTAAACCTTGAACAGCTAGAGAACCTGCCTGTCCATATTTTTCTTCTACTAATTTTTGTGCTTCTAAAGTCTTAGCGTCAATCTCAACTTTTGGTTTCTCTAAACCAGAGTCGATTAATAATTTTTGTTTTCTTTCTTCTTCTAGTTTTTCTTGATTAACTTTTTCTTGTTCAATCTTTTCTTCTATGATCTTTTTCTCAAATAATTCAGATAAAACATTTAATCTTGCTTTTGCTCTTTTCTGTTTTTCTTCTTCTGATAATACATTAAAAGATGTTTCAGAAATGGCTTCAGTATTTTCTACTTCGATTTGTTTTTCTGTTTTAGGTTGATTAATTAAACCACCAAACATTTCTTCTAAAGCAGAAATCTTAGCGTCTTCTTCTTTTATCTTCTTATCTAAATCTTCTTTTTCAAACTCTACATTATTAAGAAAGGTCTTTAATCCTTTTTCAAGGTGCCATTCACTTATTTGTTTTTCAGGATCGATAGATAGTTGTTCTGGTTTCTCTAACTCTCCTGCTAATCTTGCCTCTTGTAGTTGAGTTATCTGTTGTTCAATATCTACATCAATCTCTAAATCGCCACCTACCTGTTCAAGTTTTACTTTCTCTTGTAAACCTGGCCAGTTGCTATTGATGTATCGTTTAGTTGACATAACTATCTAGTCACGCTTGGTGTGACTGTTGCTCTTCCTTCGATTCTTCTAGTGATGATACCACTTGAATCAGTTTGAGTTAAATCCCAAACATATCTGCCTTCAGAAAGACCTGAAGTCACCGTGTCTGTTAATGTTATTGAACAAGTACCTGCTGTTGCACTTACGAGAGCAGTTGTGAAAGAAGTAGCACTAGAAGATAAATGAGTCTTCCTTAACTTACTTGTGATTGTACTTCCTGTTAAATCTACAACTGTTCCTGTTGAGTCTTTGACTGTCAAAGTTTCTGTGTAATCAGCGTCTTGGTCAATAGTGATATTCTGTATTGTTGCCATTAGTCAAATTCCTATATATTAAATCTTTCTTATATTTATAATATATTTAAAACGCCCAACTGACAAACGAATATCTAGTGCCTTTTGTACATTCTGTCACTTCGTGAGGATACATGAAATTAGAAGGAAACATCAATATATCTCCTGTCTTTAGTTTAATTGTCGTATCTCTACAATTAAATTCTGAGCCTTCGTAATCTTCATTTAAATTACCTACAATAGATATAAGAGGAACACCCTTTAGTTTACCATCAAAAATATCGTGTATATGATCGTAATGTTTTCTCATCATTGTGCCAACTTTGTACTTATTAAAACGAATATTAGAATATTTACTTATCCAAGTTGATCCTGTTTTGTCACCTTGCCAAGAACATAATCTTTGATATTCATCTAATGCTTTTACAATTGAATAATTAAGTTTATCTTGTTGACTTTTTGTAGATGGCATTACATCTAATTCTTTTTTAGATTCAGATGTATTTGTTTTATTAGTGTAATTATTCCATTGATGTTTTACCCATTGTCGAGTATTACAATCATCAATAATTTCTTTACAAATATCTTTTGATATAGTATTCACAACTATAATATAGTCTTCGATTTTCATTAAAGTTTTGGTACACCTAATTTAGGTCTTCCATCAAATAAATTACTAGTTGCATAAGGTCCGTTTACATGATTATAATGAAGAAATACTTGACCACAACTATCACCCTCAAAAGGTTCTCTCCAGTGTTCTAATTCACACCCACTATAAACTAACATATCTCCTACTTCTAAATCTACTCTTGTGCCTGCTGGTGCATTTGGTTTAATAATTTTTTTGTATTCATCAATAACTGATTTTGTTCCTGTGCCATCAATAAATATAGGCCATGGGTCACCACCTAAATGTACCGTGGTTGATATCTCGCAACTAGGTCTATCGCTATGTCTTCTTAACTCGTCACCTTTTTTATATGCCCTTGCATAAGAATATGTTGGCACTAATTGTAATCCTGTTTCTTTTTGCATTTTTGGTAATACTTTCATCATTAAAGTTTCCATTACAAAATCAGCATAACAAGAATAAGTATTAGGTATTTGTGTGTCTGCCCAACTGCCTAATATAGCAGATTGTGAATGTATATTATTTTCATACATAAATCTAACAG